TGGGTGGGGCACTTGCCCCACCCACGTTCTACCTCACCGCAATGGCAATCCACCGAGCTTTCCAGGCTTCGGCGCAGGACCAGTATCATACGGCATACCTGCCGTATTCGTCTCGTTCTGGTCGTTTGTGTCCTTACCGAGTGGGCCTTTAAGCATACCCGTGTTGCTCACGTCAACACCGTCGTCCGGTGATGCCTTATACTTGGTCACGTTGTCTTTCCTATTCATATCCTTTCACCGTGAAATACAGACCGTTTGGCGTTGTTGACAAACTAACGTCAGCGGGCGTCTGCACGTTGTTCAGGGCCGTGTAAGCGAACAGTAGGCTACCAGTCTGGTTTGGCACAAGACTGATACCCGCACCGGTCGATACATTATACCCTGGCGTCGNTTCCTCGATCTTTCGCAAACCGAAAGCCGAGGCCGGCATTGTGTTCGTCGTTCCACCCCAAGAGCCACCATAGACCTCTACAATCCGCCCCTTACGGCGCTTCGCATAGAGCTCGCCTTCGACCCAAGCGGCGACGATACGAACATTACTTCTAGTAAGGGCAGCCATAACTCTATGGAGTAAAGTCCCGAACGTTCTTGATATACATATGGCTCTCTGGGAACCACAGCTCAAGTCCCGCTTCAGTGAACCATTCGTCCTTCCTGTAATCGGCATCATTCGCCTGCCGATTCTTCAGCAACGTCGTGTCACTATCGACGAATGGCCGATAGTGCAGATTCCCAACGTCCAAGAACAGTCCATTGTAACGCAACGTATTGTTCTTGTTGAACAATGGGTGAGTCTTGTAATACACCGTCCCGAACGGAGTAATATGCCGCACGATGTTCATGCCATACGTATCCGTCAGTGGCAGGTCCGCGTTCAACACGCTCTTTGACCTATACATCTGATTGAGCGTCAGCAGGAACGCGTTCCCACACAAACAAAGCTTCTCGTTGCTCGTGTTGTTAGTATTCCTGAACAAACGCTCAAGATACGAGTCGTATAGCTTCTCCGTCAGCAGACCCGTCGAGTTTTCAATAATGCGCTTATCGTCGTCCGAGTCGCTTGTCGCCGTCACTGAACCGTAGTCACCGGCTTCCCACCGCTCCAGGTAGTAAATCACACCACCAGTCGTCCGCAACGGCAACCCTGCTCCCGTCGTCGTCGATACAGTCTCAGACACCAACGTCGCGTGCGGCCTCTCAGTCCTATGACCGAACAGGAACGCGTATTCGATGTCCGTCATGTGCTGAATGGCGTGCTTCTTCGCCTTGTCCTGAAACGGACCCTTCACGTCATACTTCACAGGCGTCTTCAGCACGTTCCGAGTCACTTGGAACGGAGTCCTGAAGATCTGCGTGTAATTCGTGAACTTGACTGGCAGCGCATACACCTCACCAGAAACGCTCTCTCGACCTTCAGCATACGCTGAACCGATCACGAGCACTTCCTTATCAAGGTTATCCGCTGACCCGTTACTAATGCCGGTGTAGTTAGCACCAGTCGCGTGAATCGTCGTGAACGTGATATAGTTGTTCGTCGCATTGACCGCAGTAATGATACCGCGGACCTCGACAGTCGTCCCAGCGTCCTGATCGACTGGTCCGATCTTAATCACGTTGCCGACTCTGAACCAACTCACATCATCCACATACACGCGATAGCTCGTGTCATACGTGAGCGTGGCTGGATCGCCTGGCGATGCACCAGCACTAGTCGTGAACGGTCCTGTCCCGCCAACTCCGCTCGTCGCGGTCAGCGTCTTCCGTTCAACATACCTATCTTCCCAGTGCGAGAACGACGGATCGTTGGTCTCATCCTCGTCCAACAAGGACAGGAGACCAGTGAGGACCATCGCCCCGTTGGGATACTGATACTGCACACTTCGGCGGATATTCTTTCTCCTATAATCCGCGTCAGTATAGTTCTCAGTGCTAACAAGCCCAAGAATTGGCATTGTTCTCTACTCCTGTTTGTCAGTGTCAACCGAACAACTGCTCCGCTAGCGACTTCGCCGCGTTAACAGCTTCTCGGCTAGCACCGCCTTGGCCTCCGCCCGAAAGCGTGGACATCTTCGCACTTGTTGCGCGTCTTGCGATGCTTCCCACTGTTTTATTCGACCCATTGCCGCCTGGCAGCTTAGCCAAAATGGCATCTACGCCTTTGGCAATCGCGTCGAAAGCGTCATCAACTGTTCTGAACGGCTGCCTTGTGCCGTTCGCTATCTCCTGATTCAACCGCCCCCACACAAGCTCACAAACTGGCTCGTATCCCTTGAAATTCGGGTTCCTCTCATAAAACTGCGCACGATACTCTCGCTCCTGCGCCTGCTGCGCATACTGTTCCATCGGCGCATACCGTCGCTGAAGTTCCTGCTGCAACAACTGCTGCTGGTAGTGCGACATCGTAACCGCCTGCCGCACTGCCCCATCTACTATAGCCTGCAACGTCTCAATCGCTTCCGGCTGTAACCCCATGCTCGATACATGCTCCGGCGTCACCGAGAACACGTTCAGCATCTTGCGCAGCTCCTCCTGCGTAAGCGCTGGCTGTGCCTCTTGCACTGGCGCGAACTTCTGTGCAATAGCCTCAACGCTCTCTGGCGACAACCTAACATCCTGTGGCTGGGCAGGCGCTCGCTCCGCAGGCTCCGTAGGCTCCGCACCCTGTTCGTTACTCTCGAAGACCTCGCCACCGGCCTCAAGTTCTTGATTCTCTAAGTTCGGTTCGTCTGGCATTTTCCAGTTCCTCTGTTAATGTTTCCATATACTCTTTCAACAAGTCTGCGAGCCTTCTCAGCCCGCACACCCGTCCAATCAGTTGCTCTCTCAACACAACATCTCGAAATGACTCAGGCTGGCTCCGCACGATCGCTAGCGCACCAGCATCAGCCTCAGCCTGCAACACGCCGAGCAAGTGAACCATTGCCACGTCCTGCTGCAATGCCGTAAGGCGTTCCAGCATTAATTCCGCCGGAACCGGCCACTTCTTTTCCAGGTAATCCAGTTTGCTGTCCATTTACCAACTGTATCTGTGCCATTAGCTCCGCTACTCTAACATCGTCCATCAGAAACCGCTTCGGGTGTCTGATCCCCCTCAACGTCAACCACTCTTCGGCCAACTTCCGTGGGTCATAGCCCAACAACGTCATCGCTTCTGGATTCCTCAAAAACTCCTGAAGCACTTCCTGTATTGCCTGCGCTTGCACTGCTCGCTCGCTCGGCAACGTTCCATCAAACACCTCAAAGTCGAAATCCCCGACCAAGTCCGCCTTCGTCACCTTAATAAACCGCTGATAATCCTGCGGGTTGGCCAACTCCCCAACCACCCTTACATATGTCTCTACATCAAGTCCCTGCTGATGGTTGGCCAGCATCTTCCGCGCCATCGGTTCTAGCGCATTCCTGAAAATCAGCAACGCCGGCGTCTTAAGCCTCGCCGCCGCTGCACTATTCACATTCCTCGCCTCCGTCGCGCTCCGCCGCCCCGTATAGAACTGCCCAAGTGCATTATCATTGATGCCCGTTACCAACTGTATGATACCATGCAACTCGTTCGCATCCCTCATGTGCGCCGACGTAACGTCCCTCACGTCGAGCTGTCTTGCCCACTTGTCAACGCCCATCCTGCTCGCTGCTGGTGTTAGCCTAATGACCGGCCTCCGCTCCGTCAGATCCTTCATCTCAATCCCGCTCGGATCTACGATAAGCCTGTCCTGTATCACCTTCCTCACATTAGTGATATGCGAATTGATAAGCCACGTCACCACGCTCTGCAACTGGTCAATCGTTCCTGCCAGTCCCTCATTCACGCTCTTGTGCATGTCCGGCGAGAACTCGGCCACATCATACGAAAACCCTCCATGCTCATACCCCAGTGGCTCCGCGCGAACGATACGCTGATCGTTCACATACCACACGTTCCACTTAACCGGATAATCTTCATCACCGAGCACATCCCCACTCTTCTCGCTCAGCTTAAACTGNGATGGCACTATACAAATCTGGCACTCCGTCAGCACAGCAACCCCCTCCGAGCCTTTCGCATACAAGCTCGCGGTCATTGGATCGAGCGGCACATTGCTCTGCAACCTAGAATCCGGTCCGCGCAT